CCAACACTAGAGGCTTTACTTTACCAAGAATATCCGCTCCGCCTTCAATGCCGTTTGGCGCAACGTTGTTGCCCGCGTACGTTGTGGTCAGCAATGGTTTATCAAACGAATACAGCTTATCACGCAATGTGAAAATAATCGAGTTGAAATCCGCAGTGACAGATTGTAGAGTTCCGGAGAACACAACTGGATAATTCGTGCTGTTAAACGGGGCGTCATCCTGTTGGCCGTAATAGATGGTGACCAACTGCCCGCTAAAGAATTGGGTCAATATAGAATCATATTTACCGTCTGAATTGTCAACGATAACTTGACCGAGCTCTAAGTGGGTGCCGCCGCCAGTGCGACCGTCTGAATATGCGTTGATGCCAATGCGCCCGGAATCTTTTAGTCTTCCTGCGAATACTGTGTTCGGAAGAGCATCCGTCGGCTTTGTAACATACCCCTTATCGCTGAACCGGTAAATCTGCTGCCCCGCGTTTCCATCGGATGAAATCTCGACTAAAACCATTACGCATTCCTTTCATAAGTGCGGCGCAGATCGTCCGTGCTGTCCACAACTTTGTCGAGCTTGTTAAGAGTTTGAGTTGCCGCCGCCCCGCGCTGCGTGTTTGCAGCTTGCAGTTCCCTAACCACAGCAACCTTAAGTTCCTCAACTGCCGTGCACACTGCGTCAAGCTTGGCGTCCGCGTTGCTGTCCATATGCGCGGTCTGACCTGCGCTATACACCATGCCGGGCCGGTCAAAGTTTACGTATTCCGGTCCGTATTCACCAACCTTCACCATTCCGGCCGGGGTGTACCCGCCCAGCGCGCGCTTCGGCATGTTCAAGTATTCGCTGCTGCTCTTGATTGCCGCCTCAACTTGCGCCATCGAACCGCCGCCGTTCAGGTAGTTCTCCCAGTAGGACAGGCCGGCAGCATCCGGCGTGCGGCCAAGTAAGTTCTGATACAAAGCTTTGAGCTGCGCCTCGATCGGGTTCACAGTTGCAGCAGCGGCAGTAGTGGCCGCTGTGCCCGTCTGTGCCTGCTGCGCCGTAGTGGTAGCCGGCGTCTTGGTGGCTTCGGCGCTGCTGCGCATTGCGGCCTCAACCTGTGCCAGCGTGCCGCCCCCGTTGATATATTTCACCCAGTACGCAACCCCAGCGTCGTCCGCCGTCCGGTTAAATACGCTCTTGTACAGCGCGCGCACTTTAGCTTCCGGCGAGTTGGTGATGGCGTCAATCACCTGCGTTGGCGTTGCGGCCCCCGTGTTAATCTGGTTCTGCCAATAAGCGCTCCCGGCTGCATCAGGCGCGCGACCGAGAACGTTCTGATACGTAGTATCAATTGCGTTCGCCGCCGGAGCTGCAACTTTAGCCTGAGCTGCAACGTACGCGTCAAAAGCCTTCTTGAACTTGTCCGTAGTGTCGTTGAGATCCAAAATTCCGCTCACCATGCTGCCCATCTTGTCAAGCTGCTTCTGCGCAATATCCGCTTGGCTGTCTGCGACCTTTGCCGTTGAGCTGATCGCTGCCTGCACGGCTGCGTAATCCTTGCCGTATTGGCTCGTGCTGGCATAGTAGCCTTTCGATGCGTTCAGGAAATCCTGGGACACCTGTTGCAAATCACCCATGGCAGTTGTATCACCGGCCTTGGCGAGCTGGTACGTCTTATCGAACGTGGACTTGGCGGCGTCATACTTGCCCTTTGGATCCAGGTTGCTCAGATCGCCAATTGCCAACTGTTGAGAGAAGTCCTTCAGGCTCTTGGACAGGTCTTTAAACTTGTCACGCACCGTTTCAAGGTTACTCTTCTCGTCCTCGTATGCTTGGTTAAGCGCGTCCCGGGCATCGCTAAGGTCTTGCAGGGCGTATTCCTGAATCTGCATGTAGCGCAAGGAGGCGTCCATTGCAGCTAACTCATCCTTGCGGGACTCGGCCAGAGCCTTAACCTTATCGCCGGACAACTCGATCATCTTCAGTTCGATTGCGCGCTTGGAGGACGCCAGTTCGCTCGTGTCGGTCACCTTACCGTAGAACTCGCTTACTTGACCGGTCATTGCCAACAAGGCACCAACCATCTTGTTCCCTGCGTCGGTGCCGTCATTGAAGCTCAGAACCAACTGCTTGAATGCATCCTTGCTCTGCGGAACGGCAAGGCCCAGCTTCCCAAACGCATCCGTAAGGTTGGACAGCTCCGCCGCGTGCTTCTCGGCATCGCTGAAGAAGTCATCAAAGAACGTTTTAACACCGTCGCTCAGTGTGCTCAGGCCACCCGCGCCAAGCAGGGTATCAGACGACAGGTTGCTGCCGTTCAGGCCAACGTTGTTCAACATCTGCCGAACTTTAACCAGATCTTTGTAGTTGCTAATTAGGTCGTCCGCAGTGCCGCTGAAGTTCTGCAGCATGGCAATCAGGCCATTGCCGGTCTCGCTGGCCACAAGGCTCTGCCGGATAATCTCGGTCTCGACGTCTGCTTGCTTGTTGACGATGGCCGTGTAGTCCACTGCCTTGACACCAAGCACGCTGAGCGCTGCCCCTGCCGCCTCGGTGCCCGTGGCAACACGCACCAGCGTGTTGAAGTAGCCCTCGCCAACCTTCTGGAAATCTTCCAGTCCACTCAGCGCGTACTTGGCCATATCGTCACCAACCTTGGAGAACACAGCCTCAAGTTGCTGCTGGATCTGCTCTCCGGTAAGACCCTTGAGGCTTACCTTGCCAATGTCCACAACGAAAGTGTTCAGGTGATCCGTGAATTCCTGCGAGTTCTGACCCAGTGCTGCGCCAGCCGCCGTAACGCCCTGCACCATGTTCTTAATGATCTTGGTGAACTGGTCGTCTGCTTCGCTACCAAGGCTGTTCACCGCCGTGTTGTACTTGTCGCTATGGAACCAGCCGCCGCTAGTCTTCGTGTCGGTGTACTGGCCGGCTTGCAGGCCACCCGCCAGGATGCTCGACACGCTGCCACTGTTCGCGGTCAAGCCGGTGTCTAGTGTGCTCACCTTACCGCCGAAGATCGAGTTGGCAATGGTTCCGAGCGTCTTGCCGAGCCAGCCACCAGTAATCTTGTCCAGGACACGGCCAACAATAGGCATAACAATCAGGTCCAGCCCGGTGCCGCTGCTTGCAAACTTTGCCGCCGCGCCTTGGCTGTCAGCGGACACATTGCCACTCAGGCCACTGCCACGCACCAGCAGGGCGGACAGCCCACTGATGTTATTCTGAATGTTGTTCAATGCCGTCAACATTCCGGCGCTATGCTTAAGGCTCATGTCCGAGTTGCCGGACAAGTGCTCAATCGCTTTGGCAATCGAATCCGACTTCTTCGCGCTGTCACCGAGCACCGTGCCCGTACCTTGCTCCGTCTGCCGTTGCTCTGACACGGAGATGCTAGAGCCGCTCACTCCGCCTTTCATGGCAACACCGAGCTTTACCAGCATGGCGAACACTGCCGCCCCCGCCGCCACGTTAAACGGGAACGGCAGGCTTGCGATAGTTTTGGCCACAGCAGCCACGCCCGACGCGCTGGCCTTGGCACTGTCGGCCGCAACGTTTGGCGCCACGCTGGCGGCGTTGGCCGTGGTCTCGGTTGCGATGGCACCAATCTTCGCGGCGGTCACGGTCTGTGTGAAGAACACCTTGCGAACCATCTCCTCGTATGCCATGGCAATCTGCGCAATACGGAACGCTTGCTCAAGGCCGCTCAGAACCTTGTACGCTGCGGTCTGTTCGCCGAAGTAGCCCTTGGCGGCACCGGCCATATCCGCATACATCGCATATTCGGCTTGTTGACGGTCGTTGCGGTACTGCTGTTGTGCCTCAGCAATGCGCTGCTCGTTGCCAGCGGCAACCTTGACGCGCTCGTCGTACAGTTTGCGCAGGTTCTCTTCTGCACCCTTGAACGACGTGTAACCCTGCACCATCTTGCCCAGTGCCGCGCCACCCTTGCCGAATGCTGAGGACAGCGAGTTGCCGATAAGCTCGCCGGTTGCGCGCCATGCCTCACCGGTCTGCTGGGCCATGTCCCAGTCGAACGCCTGTTGTTGCTGCCCGGCCTGCGAATTGGCAAGACGCTTGAGAGCTTCAATCTTACCGTTGATGGCGTTGACCTTGGCTTCATCGTAGAAGTCGCCCTGCAACGTGGCCTTCTGGTTCTCCAGCTCGGCAATCGTTGCGCGGGTGATAGCGTCCGGCAGCATGTTGAAGTAGGTAATCTGGTCCTGCAACTGCTTGTTCTTGTCGTTCAGTGCTGAGATTTCGCTGTTGCCGGCGTCAATCTCAGCACGTTTGCGGGCAGCGAACACACCAGCAACCTTGTCGTTGTAACCCTGCTCGATGTTAAGACGCTGCTGCGCCAGCACCGCCAGTTCGCCGGCGTACTGGGCGCGTGCCGCAACCTGCTCCTTGCCCGCGCCCTTGGTGACTTCCAACTGCTTTTGCGCGAACTCAATGTTGCGCTGGTTCTCTTCAAGTTGGGCGTCCCGCTGTGCCTTCATGAACACGTCTTGGCTCATACCGCCTTGGTTGTACAGTGCCTCGTTGTGCGACTGCCGACCATCCGAGATCTCTTTTTGCAACTTCTGTTGCATTTTGAGCTCTTCGATCGTCTGTTTGTACTGCAACAGGGCGTCGTGCGTCTCGTCCTTTTTGTTCAACGAGTCCGTAATACGTTTTTCAATTTCCGGCGTAAACGCAGTACCAAGCTCTTTCTTAGCGTCCTTGATGGCTGCGGCAAGCTGTTCCGTCTTGCTCATGTACTGCTGGTTTTTATCCAACCACGCCTTGACTTTATCACCGTTCTGCGTGGTGTTAAAGTCATCCTGCGCCTTGTTGAACTGCATGAGCTTGGCCGTCGCATCGTTGTACTGTCCACCCAGCACGCGCAAAATCTCAGTGCGGGCTTCCAGGGAAAGGTCCGTACGTGCGGAGGTTTCCTTGATCTGTGCGAGAGCCCGTGCCGCGTCAGCCTGTGCCGCTGCGGCCTTCGGATTAGCGTCCGGTGTTGCCAACTCGGGGTTGGTCTGCGCAAGAAGGTTACGTTCTTTGAGCTTCTTGATTTCCTCGTCCAGCTTGCCCATAATCTGTTCGTGCGTCTGTTCGACTGCACTTTGAGCTTGCTGCTCACCCTGTGCCGCCTTGCTGCCCCACAGCGCCCACGCGGTTGCGCCGAGGCTGAGCACGGTTGTAATAATGCCGATCGGGCCACCCAGCAAGCCCAATGCCCGACCCGCGAGCGCTGCGGCCCCTGTGCCGGCCGATCGAGCAGCGGTCAGGGCCGTGGTAGCGGCGGTTTCTGCGGCGGTTGCTGCGGCGATTTGGGCGCTTACGCGGGCCTGTTGCTGGCCAAGCAGCGCAAGCTCAGCCATCGCGGCAACGCGAGCCGCCTCAGCAGCGGCGAGTTCCATGGTGGCGGCGCGCAGCGTGTACAAGGCAAAGCTCTGCACGCCAGCCGCTTCTGCCGCTGCCATCGCAGCTTGTGCAGCCCCGATATTAGCGTTGGCTTGGTTCAGTCGAGCAACTTGTTCAGCGCGCGCCGTTGCAATGGCGGCGTCAGTGGCTGTGGCCACAGCAAGTTGAGCGCCGGCCAGCGCCACGGCGGATTCGGCGGCGGCAACTGATGCAGCGCGTTCGGCGATCATGGCGTTGGTGGAATCCACAAGGGCGAGATACTTGCGCACGGCTGCGGCAGCGCTGGTCAAGAAATACTCAGCCAGTTTGTACACCATCACGCCCTGGATGACGGCAGCGATAACATTCAGGTTGTCTGCCACCAGCTTCAGCACGGTTGCGAAGTTGCCAGCGATGCCATTTGCCTCTCCGGTCTCGCCGACAAACTTGAGCACTTGGTTCTTCAGCAACTCGAACGATTGTCCGATGGTCTGCGGCATCTGCGCAAACTCGTTCTGCAGTGCGTTGCCTTGTTGCAGAAGCGCGTCGAACACTGCCTTGGACGTCAGTGTGCCGGCCTCGCCCATTTTCTTGAGCTCGCCGGTCGTCTTGCCCATGCCTTCTGCGATTGCTTGTGCAAGGCGTGGCGTCTGCTCCAGCACCGAGTTAAGGTCCTGGCCGCGCAGCACGCCAGCGCTAAGACCCTGTCCAAGCTGAATTAGCGCGCGATGTGCCTCCTCGGTGCTTGCACCGGAGACAATGAGCGCCTTGTTGATATTTTCCACAACCTTGAGCCGGTCGGCGTCTGTCGTGTTCATGTCTTTAGTGGCGCGCGAGATACGCGTGAATACGTCGGCCGTGCTCTCGTAGCTTACGCGCGTCTTTTGCGCGATGTTAAACAGGCTTTCTTGTACCTGCTTGAGTTGCTGGAACGAGTCCGTAACCAACGCGAGCCGGCCTTGCAGGTTGGCCCATGTGTCAGTAAGCTTGATGATTTCTACAATGCCGGCGCTGATGCCCATGGTTGCAAGCAACGTCTTGAGCTGGCCGAGCGCACCTTGCAGGCGGTCAACGCCGCTTGCACCAGTGCGCGCGCCTGTGCCAATGTCTTCAAGGTTGCGCCGTACTTCGCGGGAGCCGTCCTCTCGGACGACAATATCAATGCGTTCGGTTGTCATTCAACACCCTTGGATGGTGCTATTCAATGAGCCTCGCCTGACGTATGGTCTCGATGCCTGCATTGACAGCTTGTTCTACAAAACCGGCTGGCGCCTGAGCAGAATGGCCTTCATTGAGCCTGCCAACGTAGGGCAGGTTGTTGGTGATGTGGATTTCTTGACCCGGCTGCGCGCCACTGATAGCAATTTTACCTTGCTCCAGGGCCGCTTGCGTGTTTTGCGCGGCTGTGCTACCGCCTGCACCGGGCGCGTAAGGGGGCACTACGTCTGAGGGCATAGCGCCGGCCTGTACCTGCCAGTTAGCGCGGGCGCGGCCCGTGTCAACTGGTGTGGCCATCACTACCGTTTGGTCCACTGCAAGAGCGGTCTTGCGCACAACGTCCTGCGCTGCGGGCTCGACACGCTCTGCGATGGCGGTGATACGGCGGGAAAACGTTCTCAGATCCATTATCCCCCCGCGTTGTCTTTAGGTTTGGCAGCGTGTTCCAGGTAAGCGTCGTCCATGGCCCGAATCAGAGTTTCAAACCGAAGAAACTCCTCAGCGTCCATTTCTTCTCTGTCCGCATAGTTGACCATCGAAGTCCACGGGATCTGCCCAATACCCATGCCGATTTGCCGGTCTGTATGCAGGCGCCAGAACGCGCTGTAGTACTCGTCAAGCCCACTATAAAGCACAGGCGCGTTCTGGAGCGCTTCGGGTAGGGGTTGTCCTCGCTTTTTGCAGGTTTCAATGATCTGCCGCTCGGTCTTCCCCATCTTCAGCGCGTACTTGAGGACGCTTACAAGTTTTTTGCGTCCTCGTCCGTGATCTCGTCGCGGAACAGGCTCACTTTGCCCGCTTGCTCCTGGACGTCGGAGAACAGGTCCGGCAGGTCCGTGAAGACCTTGATGATGTTGTCGCGGTTCAGATCCAGCACGACGTCATTACCTTGGTCGTCCTTGGCCAGGAACTTGCCGGCGATGAAGTCTTTGTCTTCCGGGTTGGCCTTGTAGCCCCAGTCGTACACGTTCGATTCAGCGTACGCCTGGATCATGAGCTCCGTCACTTTCTTTTCCGACAGGGTGTCGGTTTGCAGTGCGCGGCGGTGCGGGTCCATGATACGCTTGATTGCGCCCTTGAATTTCTGGTTGGCACCGCCAGCACGGCCAACCACGAGGTAGAAGTCGCCGTAGTTGAGGGTGATACCGTTCTTTTCGGTGTCTTTGTTGGTCTTGAACATTGCGTATGCGGACATTGTAACTCCTTGAGGTAAAAGAACCGCTGCCCGAAGGCAGCGGCGAAGGAAATCCTGCGGGGCAGGTAGCGCTATTTTAGCTGTCTGCCAGCGACGGCAGGTAGCAGAAATTGCAGATGAGCAGCGTGTGGTTCAGAGTCTGGTGCGCAGCAGCTTCCGGGGTCAGCGGAATCTTGATCGGGTTGTCCTTCTCGACCTGCAGACGGCCGTTGCCCAGTGCCACCAGCGGGATGTCGATAACCACACCGGCATTGCGGGCCACCAGCGCGAAGTCCATCGTCACGTCGGCGTTGTTGCGCACGGCTTGCACGGTAGCGATGTCAGTGAACAGGGCGGTCAGGCTACCTGACACGGCGAAGTCACCGTAGCTGACGTCCACCGCGCCCAGCTTGCCCAGCGCCTTGATCGGGGTGATACCGTTGTTGATGGTGACGGTGGCTTCCGTCATGTAGTTCGTCAGGCCGGTCGCGTCCAGCTTTTCCAGGCGCAAGCGGCTGAAGTCCGACGAGGTGTTGAAGGCCGAGGACGACGTGGCGATTGCCGGGTGCGTGCCAGTCTTTGCACCAGCCTGCGTCTGCGCGTCCAATGACACGAAATTCAGGTCGACTGTGATCTTGCTGCCCTGCGTCAGCTTGATCTGCATCTCGTTTGCGAACGAACCGATGACGTATTCGTAGCCGGCCGTGCTCAGCGAACGTTCGAACTGGTAGCTGCGCGATTTGATCAGCGCCGGGTTCGATTCGTTCTTGATGACATCGCCGAAGAAGATCTGGATCGTCTTGCCGGTGCCGGTGTCAGCCACCATCGTTTGACCAGTTTTGTCGAACGTGATCTTGTTCGTGGCGATGGTGGCAACGCGGGCGAAGCAGTTGTTGGTTGCCGTTGCGAACTGCATCGTTGCGGTGTCGCCGCCGATGAAGACCCATTCACCCGGGATCAGGCCCAGTTGCGTCAGGTCTTTCGTCGTGGTGACCAGCGCAGCAACGCCTGACGTCACGGTGATGGTTGCGTCGCCCGATGCGAACTGCGCACCCATGCGGTGAATCTGCGCGGTGGCGGGCGGAGTGGCCTCGGCTGCGATGCCGTTGGCGGTGACGCTGGTCGAGGTCGACGCGGTGACGAGGTGCAGGCCGTTGTTCGCAGCAACACCGAAACCGGAACCGAACACAAGGTCATTCGCGCGGTAGTCGGTGCCGTTTGCTGCCAGCGTGTACGACGTGGAGACGGCGGTGACAGTGTCAACGTCTTTCTTGCGCCAGTCAGCGAACATGAAACCTTGCAGCAGGTCATACAGATTGTCCTGCGTCATGTCCAGCGAGAAGCCGGCCGATGCATCCAGGTCCGTCACGGAGCCTTTCTGGCGCTGGCGCGACTGGGTAATAGGGTTGCGTGCCGTGTTCTTGGTCTGGGCACCGAAGTCACTGTAGCTGTTCGGCTCCAGCGGTTTCCAGACAGGTGAACCCGGCAGCACGCCCGGCGTGACCTCTTCAACATAGCAGAGGCCGGTGAGATTGGAATCGATTTTATTGGTCATGGTTCACCTAATCGTCGTAAGAGAAGTCCGTGAGGACGTTGGTTTGTTGAAATGCTCCGCTTACACCTACTTCTCGGATTCGCGTGTCGCGGAAACTCACGCCCGAATTAATTGCGCCACGGTAGGCACTAACCACAGCGTACGAGGCGTCGTACGCTTCTTGGTTGGCGCCGCCCGCAGGCGTAAAAATCTGCACGTACAGGGTGCCCGTGTTGCTGTACAGGGCACGGTGCTGGCCAAACGCTCGCGTAGGGCCGGCAAAGTGCTTGATCGTTACCCGTGCCCACGTGACTTGCTCGTCCGTTACAGCGCCCGTTACGTCGTCCCAGCGCACGTTCGCAAGGTCGTAGCCTGCGGCAACCCATGCGTCTCGAAACACGCCACACATGGTGTCTACTGCGTCGGTCGGCGTCATCGCATCATCCCAAACACGTACAAGCACACGGTATCACCGGGCTTTAGCACATGGCACCATTCAATGCGCATCGGCTTTCCATCAAGAATCATATTCATAATGGAAAAGTCCACTGCGCCCGGCGCGATCAGCGCAACGTCGGTTGCCCGCTTGAGCAAGTTATCGTCTTTGATAACGGACTTAATGTCCAAGCCCTTTGCGTCAAGGAACACGGCGGGCACATTGTCAACCTGAACCGCCACAGCCGGCGCCCCGGCGCCTTTCCATGGCTTTGTCGGGTCACTGGCACCACCCGAAAGCTGTTGCAACGACACCAACCGACCACGCTTGGTGATCAGCTTCTGTGCCAGCGCAACGAACTTGGAATAATCAGCCATGTGGTTATCGGATTAACTGTGATGGACGCAACAGTGATTTTAGCAGGTTATCCGCAGCCGGGTACGGTTTGAATAACTCACGCGCCGTGGTAGCGTATTCGGTCGTCTCGTCAAGCGGGCCAAGCTTTTCCGACACGCTTTTCACCACCAGCCCACGGTCATCAACGACAGGGTCTGCCACCAGTGGTGCGGCCAGCGCGCGCACTGCATATTCGGCGCAGGCGCGTTGCAAGTTGACCGGGATTGGCTTGCCGTCCGCACGCGGAAAACTGAGATACTGATCGGGGTCAAGCTTGGTGCCGCGAAACCGCGTCGAGAAGCGCAGTTCAACGTAATCCGTTGCAAGCCGCAGGCCGCGTTCCTTGTCAGCAGTCGTCAACGACGCCCACGATGCAACCCCACGGTCACTGAAGTACTTGTCCGCGTAGTCCACGCTGGTGTAAGATTCAGCGTCCGGAACGCCAGTGCCGTCTTCAACAATCAGAGTCATGCTAGCTCCTTACTTCTTTGGCGCCAGAGGGTACTGCGTCACCGGCGCGGCGGGTGCGGGCGCAGGCGCAGGGGCCGGCGCGGGCTCGTTTGCCTTCTGGCGCAGCTTGTGTAGGCGCACCAATTCTTCCGCATCAATCATGTTAGTCCACCACCACTTTGTTACCCTGATTGAACCAGAGCCGTTTATCGAATTCTTCCGTGTTGGCGCAGGTCACGTGTAACTGCACGAATGCGTCCTCGTCCGTTTGGTTGACTGGGTCGGACGGCCCGGTCACCTTGATGGTAATGTACTTGCCACTCGAGACGGTTGGCCCCTCGAGAACAGTCATCCGGCTCGTCGTGTAAGTTGCGCTTACAGCCGTGGTGTTGTTCTTGGTAATCTCGTCGGTTACGTCAATGACGTAATACCACTTGTTGTCAGGGTCTTTGTCGACGTAGTGCCGCTCGTTGAAAATGTACGGGTCGCGATTAATAGTCATTGGAACACCACCGTCCTATTGTTACCTTCAAATGTTACAACCCGGGAATTGCCTTCATACACCACAACGCGGGACGTACCCTCGAACACCACAACGCGAGTGTTCCCCTCGAACGAAATCCAGCGCGTCTTGGGCACCAGATTCGGGTCAATGTTTGCCGGGGGCAGATTGCCAGCAAGGAACGCGGCAATCTGGTCCGCGCTAATGACCGTTTCGGCCTGTGCCGACGCAATATTTGCGCCAGCAGACACAACCTCAGCAGACGAGACCAACTCCCCGTTGGATGCAACGTACACCGAACCGCCAACAAACTGTTGATCGGTGACCGAAAGCCCGTCAAGCAGGCTGCTCAGGTATTGTACCGCCGCAGACGTTGTGTCACTGGCATTGATAGAGTTTGTAACTGAAGCCGTTCCAGCCGTTGTGGCAGTCCCGGCGTCAGCCGCACTCACCGTCTCCGCTGCCGTTGCCTGTGCAGCCGAGGCCCCTGTGTACGTGTTATCGTTTGCGGACCCGGTGTCAGACGCCTGTGCCGCCCACTGGGCCAGTGCTTGCACGGCGTCGCTTGTGGCCACAGAGTCGGCGGCAGTGGCCTTGTATGCGGCGGAGGCCGTGGCGGCATCGCTAGCGGCGACGCTTTCTTGTCTGCTGGCAGCATACGCGGCAAGCGCGGCGGGAAGTTCCAAGGCGCTCAGGCTGTCGTTCAGGCTGGCGGCGGCAAGAAGGGCATTGGAGTTGGATTCGGATCCGCTCAATGCCTCTACGGATGTTGCCGTCAGGATGCTGCCTGTCGCTGGGAACGGCATCCAGATCCGTCTCAGGTTCGGCTTGAACAACTGCCATTGGTTGGCCGAAATCCGCAGCGCCGCCGTTCTTGGCAGACCTGCACTGAAACGGGCGTGCAGATTGAACGTAGCATTAATCACCCCGCCCGTGGCCGTAGCACCACCAATGAATCCCGATGGTGTACCTGCGAGTCCAAAGAGGGAGAACGTGCGTGTTACCGAAAACTTTTCAACGCCATCAAGGTATCCACGCCAATTCGTACCATCGTACGTGTAGATGATGACGTGCGGCAGCGTGTCATTAACGACGATGCCGCTGCCAGTGCGCGGGTCCGTGCCGGTGTAGCCTTGCGCGAAAAATTCGACGGTGTTGGCGACGTACCCGTAAATTATGGCCGTCTGATCGGCACTGGCGCCGTCCATGACAAGGTACTTTTGGGTCTGTCCGGTGGCATTCAACTGGAACGCGACGACGACCGCAAACTGGTTTCCAACGCCGATGGTTTTACCCTTGGCGCCAACCGTCCATGTGTTGTTGCCGCCGTTCTGCGACACACCCACGCCGAACGCATTGGCCTTAAGCGTGTGCCCCGTGCCGCTGCGCGTGAAGCCTACCGGGTTCGCTGCGTCAATATCGGCTGCACCGAACATCGTCAGGTTCTGCAACCCGAGCGCGCGCCAATCAGATGCCGCGATAACACAACCAGACGGCTGCGAGGTGCGAACGCGACGCGTTATGACGGCGCTCATTACGTGTACTGCGCAGCCGCAGCCAGAACTTTAAGCGTCCAGTTGGCGGATATCGTTTGGCCGCTTCGGTTGAGGATGTACACGTTGTAGAGCACTGGCATCAAATCAGCGACCGCTGACTGGAACACCGCATTTGTGGATACGCCGGGCGTCTTTGCTGCCACGAACGATCCGGCAAGCATCGTGTAAGGGATCACGCTTGCCCCTGCTGTCGTATCGATGTCAGGGAAATTCGTGCCGTCGATCGCTGGCACAAGATACAAGTCGGCGATGACCGTTCCGGCAGCGATGCCGGTCACAGTAGACCACTGTGCCGTCAGTGAAAATAACGCCGCGATAAGGTCAGCTGCGTTACCCGTGGACCGGCAATCAAGCGTTCCGCCAGAGGCAGCAGATCCCGTAGCGGCTGACGAACCGGTGCTCGTCAGGGTCAGGATAGATCCGTCCTGCCATTTAATTGTGCCGGCCATTATTGTTCACTCCATGCTTCTACGATGTCGAGCGCAGACGGAGCGGGGATACCCAGCGCCTCGGCCCTGCTGGCAGGCTGCACCGCCAAGTTCTTGAGCTCGTCACCCTCCTGCTGCTCCCAACTTCCGTCCGCCACCAGACCGTCGATGCTGGTGCGAGTGGCGGGCGAGCCAATGTCGAGCCCGGATTCCTGCTTAAGGAAGGCCCAAACCACCTCCATGACTGCGTCGGCGTCAGCGGCAGCTTTGATCTTGCGCAGGATCGATTTACCCGTGGCGCAGTGCTCCAAGATTGTCCGGCCGTTGATCATCCGGGTCTTGACCATCGTCGTACTATGGCTGCTGAGCAATTCGACCACACGCACCGGGTCGTCCGGCAAGTGAGCGGCGTAGCCCAACTGTTCGGGGTCGTTCTTCAGTTCCTGGGCGAGAATGCTCAGCATGGCTTATTCCACCTTGGTGATGTCTTCTTCTTTGAACAGGCGCTCGTGCGGCTGGCCGTCCTCGCCGGTATATTGCACCTTGTACTGGACTTCGCTGTCCACGATCTCCAGCCCGCTAACGGTGCCTTCGATAATCCTGACGTTTTGTTTGACCGAGTCACCGGGTTTAAACGGAAGAGCCATGTTTGATCCTTACACGCTGAGGGAATACGAGACTTGCAGGGTGTCGCTCGCGGCAACCGTCTTGTCACCACCGGTGAACAGGCCGGCGCTGAACAGAATACCCGTAGTGCCGTCCTTGGTGGAGTTGGTTACGAGGAAAGAGCCTTTGACGGTGCCACCGCTCGAGAACGTGAACGATGCCGGCGTGGACAGGGCCTTCGACTTGGCCGACGCTGCCGCCCAGCTTGCGGCCGGGCGGGTGCCTGCCGAGTATGCCGGGGCGTTGGTGCCGCCGCACTCGGCCCACGTCGAATGCGATGCCATGGTGTCGCCAACAACCGGAACTGACGTATAGCCAACCGAGCCGATCAGGCCAAGGTAGAACGCCGCCGTGTACGAACTGCCCGCAAGGTACTTGTCGAGCATGTCATTGCCGCCAACTGTGGTCACCACGTTGTCGAACGTGTCTTCCCACTTGAGGTTGCCGTCCTTGTCATACAGGCGCGCAACGTAACGGCCTTGAGCTTTTGCCGTATCCGCAGCAACACCGGCAGAGCTCACGGACGCACCGGTTGCGGCGTGGCCGATCATTTTGTCGAGGCTGTTGAAACTGTTCATGTTTTATCCTTGAGCGATTTTGAGAAGCTTGCCGAGGTTGCCCTCGATGTAAAGCGAGATAACGCCGGGTGCCCCAGCAGCCTTTTGGACAGTTGCGTCCCGCTCAGCGTACTGGATTGGAAATATCGTGTTGGCAGCGCACGCGGGTAAGCTGTACGACTTGCCCTTGATGGTGACCACAGCGACGGGCGCCGCAATCACCGCGTCGCAGGACGCGTACAACTTCGCATTCGCTGGCAGCACGACACCGGTAACAAGGTTGCCGGGAGTAGCGACCAGACCGTTGAACTTCGTTAAGTCCTGACGGTGCTTCCGGTTGTCACAGATCTGGTCGCGGTACATCATTTAGCTCCCGGGCGTTTGGTGCCGTAGCCGGTCTTGCGGGCCATGGCAACGTCCAGAGGGGAGGCACCGGTGATGGCCATCAAATCCTTGAGGTTGACGCCGCTTTCGTTCAGTGCCCGGCGCTGCGCCGCGCGTGTTTCCAGTTGTCGTGCCTGACTGGCCAGATAACCGAGAAAGGGAGCGGTGGAAGGTTCAGCCGGGAGTCGGTCGATCGCAACAAGGATTCGATCGCGCTTCTCGCGCGCCTTGCTGCGGATAGTTTCCGCGCGAACGAACGCTTGTTCGATTTCGTCCAGCTCGGCTTGTGCAACAGCGAGCTCCGCTTCCAGCGCGGCGCGCTCGGTAAGGGGTTCGGATTGGCCAGCGCCTTCCGCTGCTTCCTGGTGTACTTCGCCATTGCTGCCCCCGTTGTCGGCCGGCCCGGCTTGCGTATCGGCCGCAGGCGGCGCGATCGAGCCGGTGTCGGTACTACCCCCGCCTGCTGCGCCTTGTGCAGCTTGGTCGGGCTGTACGCCCGGCAGTGCGGTATTTGCGCGCGAGAACCCCGGCGCAGCTTTGTTGATGTCCTCGCGAGTCAAGCTCTGGTCGCCAACCAGAAACTTAACCGTGTCGATGCGCGGCAGACCGTCGCTGGTCCAGTGGGCGTCGTTGCCGACGTCCAGCTGACCGAGCGCTGCAATAATCTTGCTCATGTGAACTCCTTACAGATTGTCGACGTCCGTAGCCGCAGCAACGGCACGGGAATTGGATTGTTTCAGCAGCGCATGAATGTCTGCTGTGGTGACGCCTCGCTTGATCGTGTGGGTGCCGGTGCCGTTGCTGCTCAGCGTGACCGCCGGACCGCCCAGCTTGGTCGACAGAACAAGCTTGTTTGCGCTCAAGATCGACTTCACCCAGTATTTTTGGTTGGCAACCAGACCGCCCGGCAGCGCGCCGGTTGTGCTCACAACGAACGGGCCTTCACCCAGCTTGCGGCCGTGTGCCGTGATTGTCAGTGCATTGTCGCCGTCGCTACTGACCACAGTGAAGGTCTGCGGCGTAGCAGAGGCGGTAAGCGTAAGGGCGCGCTCACCCAGGAATGCGAGTGCTCGTTTGCTCTTGCGCAGGCGCGCAAAGTTGCCCTTACGGGCGTGTTTCGTCTTGGGCGCACGGGCCATGATGCAAACTCCTGAAGTTAGGGGAACCCGGCGCGCGTGGCGCCGGGTTGACCGCGATTAGAATTCGCGGGTGATCAGGCGGGCGATCTTGATCTGCTTGCGTTCAGTGAACACACGCTTCCAGGACCCGGCCGCTGCGAGGTTGTTGGTCGTGGCCGCGTTCGACGGACCACCGTTGGCCGGGGTGCCGATGTACGCGTGGCCAGCCGGGTGCAAGCACCACTCGACGCGGTTGAACAGCGCTTCGGCGCCGCCGCCGTTGTTGGCTTCCGGATAGCGCTTGACTTCGGTTGCCACTTTCGGTGCACCGATACCCATACGCACGGCGCCAGCACCGAACAGCCACGTCTCGAACACGCCCGAGGTCACCGGCATGGCGTCGTCCACCATAACGATGCGGCCCAGGAACGTCGGGATGCCCTGCGCGTTCGGGTTGGTCGAGTCCGGGATGAAGTCGATCAGGTTGTTCTTCAGCATGCGGGCGTAGACGATCGAGTGCACGGCGACCATCGTCAGTTCGTCCATGCTGTCGCCCATCGTGGTCGTAGCGTCGATGAACGCTTCGGCGCTGAACGAGGTCACGCCGGCCGAGAACGCCGTGGACGAGATGTCCGACGTCATGTCATTCTGCGTGTGGAACGCATCGGTCGCGGCGGCGTTGTTGGCGAAGATACCCTTCATCACGGCGATGAAGGCACCCTGCTTGCGGCGGGTCCAGTAGTCACTGACGCGGGTAGCGATTGCTTGCAGCGGGTCCTTGTCGATTAGGGCCGAGACGAGGTCTGCCGACTTCCAGGAGTTGTTGCGCGACAGGCGCACGGCGATTTCCTGGGCGGTGCCCAGTTTGTTCGGCGTGCTGTCGGAGCCGGTGTCAGACGACACGTTCTCTGCGTCATCGTCCAGGTCTTTGAACGACGGCGCGTTGATGGTGATGCCATCGCCGGCCAGGAAGTTGTTGAGGTACGCGTCTTCGACCACCGCGCCGGAACGAATCAGGCGGGACTTCTGCGTGGTCATCTGTTGCGTATAGGGGGAGAAGATCTGCGGGACGATAACGTCCGAAATTGCTACTGCACCGGAAGCCATGTGGAATTCTCCTAAGGTTGGCTTGGTTGGAAAAAGAGAGGTCTTTAACCATCGCAAGCCCCATGGCTGCGGGTCAAGTTGTCAGTGGCACATGCCACGCTGAGGCAAAATATACCAGCCCCAGCGCAGCAGCCGCAACTTGATTAAAATCACTGGGCCGGCATTGCGCCGCCGATCGTAGTTCCGGCCGACTTGGCAAGCTGCTCAGCGCGGGCAGGATTTTCGCGGTAGAGCTTGGCTTGCTCGGTCATGTTCCAGTTCGCACGGCTGAACGGGTTGCTGCCACCAGTGCCACCGGCACCGGCACTGCCGCGTGCGCCGCCGCCAGCAGACGGACCCCACCAGTGGGGACGCTTGTTCTGCATCTCGGTGAGCCACACGGCCGGGTCCACGCCGGGGGTGACGCCGACGCCGTCTTTGGTGACCACACGACCGTCTTCGCTGACCTCGAACATGCGCTCGGCCAGCATCGCGGCGTCTTCGAACGCGCTCGCCTGAAAGCCCTCGTGCTTCTTCAGGGCTTCGCGCAGGCCGTCGTGGATGGTGCGCGTCGTTTCCTTGGCCTTGTACTGGTTCAGCAGGGTGTCACGTTCGGTCAGCTGACCGGTAAGCTGCTGGATCTGGCGTTCCAGCGGGGCCTTCGTGCTGTTCAGGCGACCTTCCACCAGCTTGTCGATCGCGGCCTTGTCCAGCGCGCCGCCGCCTGCCGCTTCCAGCTCGGCAATGCGGTCCAGCTTGGCCTGCACTTCTTCCGGCGTGCCGAGTTGCGCCCATGCGTCCAGCTTGGCCTTCGTGCCCTTGTGTTCGTTGCGCTCTTTGCCGAGTGCGGTGTGCACCGTCGAGAACTCCGTCAACGGCTTGACGCCTTCGACGCCGGTCAGAACAAACTTACCGTTCTGCTCCGAATAGAGTTCGTGGAAGTGGTTGGCGATGCCGTCCAGACTGTCTACCTGATATGCGAGCCCCATGGCTACTCCTTGTTGTGTCACTCATGTGACGGTTAAAAATACTTTGACGGATCCAAGCCCGCCGCAACGAAAGCTTCTTCGTGTTTCTTTACCAGATCCTTGAGGGTGAGCTCGTTACCGTTGTGGTCAACGAACTTGTCCAACGTAAGCCCGCCATCGCGGAACAGCTTGGATTTAGCAATGCCGAGCACGTCTTCCTGGAATGCTTTGCTCTGCTTCTCCAACCAAGTTTGGTATGTGCTGTCCGCGGGCACCGGGCCAACAAGCTCCCGAATACGTCCGCGCGCCCACTCATCATACTTGCCCTTCTGGCCGCGCGGCAGGTCATCCCGCGCGCCGATACTGCCGAGCCCATTCTCGTCCGCATATTCGCCAACCAGGATGCTTTCGGTAGTGGGGTTTGCTGGCCTGTTGCCCAGCAGCTTATCGTTGAACACTGCCACCCTCAGTGAACGGCAACCGTAGTGTAAGGGTGGAATCGGCCCCTGTCCAACTGGATATCGTTTGCCGTCCTCGGCCCGGCATATTGGCGTTGTGCGGGAGTCCAACGTCGCAACAAATTGCTCGAGCTTGAACAGGTCGCTGTTCTGCTTGAGCCACTCGTTACGAGCGTTGTTGGCCACATGCTGCACGGCCGTACGCGTTACGGCGTCAATCTGGCGGCGCGTAAGGGCGGTGATACCGTCGCTACCCTTGAGCGCAGTGCTACCAGCCACCCGCTTCGCAATCTTGTCCATTGGCTCGCCTGCAACCATGCCAAGCTGGATTGCGTTCTCCATGCGGCGGATGTCGTCGGCAGCAAGCGTGCTCACCCAATCGCTCATGACACGGCCTTCGAACGGCTTGGACAGCACCATTGAGCGCAGCAGGTTTGCCGTCGGCACTACGGTCGACACGGTGACGGGTAGCACCGTCTGCACAACCTTGCTCAGCACGATTGGCTCTTGGTACGTCAGCGCCTTCATTTCGTCGGTGAAGAAACTGTCAACCTCGCCCCATGCGTTCTTGCGCATCTCCTCGATTGCGGCGTATAGCGCCTTCAAGCGCTGGTATTCCTGCGGGTTGCTGAGGCCCGCTGCGCCCAATTCGTACCCTCGGATCTTCTCTGCAATGTCCTTCTCGGACTTGCTCAACAGCGCCGTGATCTTGTTGCGCACTGTGCCGCTGTAGCGCAGCAGCCAGATCTGGTGGCGAATGAGGGCATCCGCTAATTCCTCATTCGCTGTCTTCATTTCTTGTTACTCGGCGGAGTGTTGGCATTATCAGGCGGCGCGTTGAGATTCGGGTGACCGCCGCCAGACAGCGTGCCCAGCACTGGCGCCTCGTCGTTGATCAGGCCCATTTCTTCCTCGAAGTCGCGGGTAGTAATGCCGCGCGAACGCATGTTGTCGTGGATGGTTTCCTGCGACAGCGGGGCGCCCATGTTCTTCGCCGTCATCAGGTCAACCAGATCTTTGCCGGTCATGGTGACGTCAGCAAACTCAAGGTTCGGAGTAACCTTGACAGCCGTCTCGTCCGCACCCATCCATCTTGCAGCGATCTTGAGCAGACGTTCCAGCCCGGCCGCGCCAGCCTTGGCAATCTGTTTGAGCGTTGCCGTCTGCGCGCCAAGGCGCGTCTCGAGCGCGTTGCCACTCTCTGCATTGCTGCCCATGCTGTTGACAAGTTGCCCGGTCTTGGCCTCGGCACGCTTGTAATCGTTCTCGAGCGCCTGACGAAGCTCCGGCAGGCCGGTTGCACTCACGCCGATGTACTTGGCGTCACCGCCCATCTCAACCTGAATCATGGCGCCTGCGCCGACGCGGGTATCGTCATCACTGTCGCCGGCCGCAGCCCGGATGCCACCAATGACCACAAGCGTGTCCTGGCCCTGCAAGAACAGGGCTTGCCGGTAGTCGCCTTCGGATTGATACACGGCCTTGGCGGCGTACGCCAGCGGCAGCAGGGGCGGGTTATCGGGGCGCCCCATGTTGTCCTTGGTGTTGATGAACACAAACGGCACAGTATCCAACTTCACGCCGCGCAACGTCGGTGACTGCACCGTAGTAACGTCGAACGTTGTGGTGTTCTTGTAGACACCGAACACATAGCCCGTGTGGCCAGCAATCTCCATTGCGGTTGCATCCGCCAACACCCGGTAACGCTTCACAAGCACCCAGTTGAATTCACTGTTTCGCTCGAATCCGCTTTCGTCCAACACAACGAGCGACAGCTTGTTGTAGTCGACGTTGTCGTTGCTGTCGTCCCAATTGATGATCGCTTCAGCGTTGTACAGCGCGATGAAAGGCATCGGGTTGGTCGGGTCAGGGGTCAGGGGCAGGTCAAGCATTGCACCAACGCGCCCGGTGACAAGCTGTTGTTCATTGATGCGGCGCAGCAGGCCCTCAAGAGTCTCGCCGTCCGCTGTAGCCTTTTCCAGCAGGCCCTTCAGCCGGTCCGGCACTTCAATGACCGGTGGCTTGTTGTGCATCATGCCCAGCAGGAACTCCACAGCGTCGGACACAAACTCCGGGTAGCGGGCGCGCTGCTTGTACGCCTGATAATTCTCGTACCCCGGCTCGCCTATGCCCATACCATCAATGAGCATGCCGGGCGTTGGCGGCAAATACGTCTTGTCCTTTGCCTTCATTCTGCGTTCGCCGCCGTAGGAGTCGCGCATCAGCGTCATATCGTCGAGCGTCTCCGCGTAGAGCGGGTGTGTGCTGTCCAGTGCCATAAATAGTTCCTTTAAGTACCTTTCGTTTTGCCCATTCGGGCGCCCATGCCAGTCGCCAATACGCGGTATCGCGCTTCGTCACCAATGTGGTCTTCGGACTCGGTGTCAACGTCGTCTTGGTCCACTTCGTCTCGCGGCAGCACCGGCACAAGGTCAATGAACATCGTGCAGGTATTGAATACAAACAAGCCGGGGTGCTCTCGCGGGATGCGGCTCAGCGGTTGGCCATTGGCATCCAGCAGATAATTCGGTCTCGCGTAGCGCATGTACTTGCGCATTTTTTCCCAGCCGGCCTTACGGCTACCGGCCGACTTATCGGAGCGCCCCCATTCTACGCCGGGCCACTTGCCGCCAGCAAGCGGACCTTTACCAGCGAACGGCCCCTTCTTAATTGTCACAGGTTTGCGCATGTCCACGGCGATGCTGTTGCCGTTCTCAACGTCCCAGATCGCGTTGTCGGCGGGGCCGGGCTGCACACGACCATGGATGCCGAGCGCCAGTTCGCGCTCAACAATACCGGCCGCAACATCGCTTGCCAGCATCATTAGACCCTGATTACTCTTGCCGTTCCAGCCGTACCATTCAGCAATCCTGAACAAGTCACCGCGTACCGTGCTGCGCCATGTGCCGTCCGGCATCATAACGTCACTGCCGTCGGACTCTGCCCACCAGCCAACGCTGAACGGCTTGCTTGAGCCCCAGTCAAACGAGCGGTCGATGCGCCACGACGACGGGATACCAAACGGCTTCACGACGTTGTGCAACGAGTCCCACATATCGTCGAACATGCCACCGGCAAGCACGTCCCAATCGCCTTGCAACCACGCCTTGCGCTTGTTAGGGTCAGTGATGGACGACAGCTCGGCAATGTACTCCGGTGGCAGGTAAATGTTCTCGCGGTAGCTGCCGAACAGATGCACTTGCGTCTTAACGATGTCTTCCTTGCGCTGCGTGCGCGGGTTGAACACGTTCATCGTCTTGACTTGGATCTTGCCCATTGGCGCGGCGTTGATGAACCGCTTCTTGACCCAGTTGTGCCCGGCGCCGTACGGGTTGCAAGTTGCAAATACCTCCAGCGTTAGCTCCGGCAGGTACTCCCACGAGTCAGTGTCCTGGTTGTAGATGGGATAATCCTCGGGGCGGAACGATGTACGGTTGCAGGACATCAGCGATTCAAACAGCGTGTCCGTCGGGTACTTGGTGAGCTCGTTCCAGCCGATGAACGGGAACTCTTGGCCGTGGTAGCCCCAGTAATCGGACTCTTTTTTGATCGCGCGGAACAGCAGTTCTTCACCCGATGGCCACACCCAGCGGTAATCGCTCTTGCTGCTCAAAAAGCGGGGCAGGCGCCCTTGCTCGTCAGGCATTTCGGGGAACCAGCGCTGTGACTTGGACACGAGGTCGTCCAAGTTCTTGTATTCGCGGTCAAAGATGATACCGCGCCAGTGCCGGCCGTAGCCCAGCCCCACGCGGCGCCTGAAGCGCATCAGCTGTGAGTCGGTTTTGCCGGGGCCGCGCGTGCCGTGGTAAACGATGATGTTCGCGGGGCATGACATGGCCAGCGTCTGCGACCCCGGCAACGGCTTCCACTTTACGTTGCTTGGCGCGTTGACGGCGTTGGTTGCAGGCCCGTCCTTGTATGCGAACTGGGCGTTAGTTGCGGACATCTTCAACCAACTTTTCTTGTGTGGCTACCGCAACCTCTTCCCACTTGGTGACGTCCGCAATTTCAGGAACTTGGATCACGCCGCCGCGATGTTTCTTGTTATTATCTTCGGGTGCCTTGGTAGGCTCTTTCAGCTTGTAGATTTCTGCAAGTTCTTTGAGTGCGGACACGCGGGCCGAGCCGCTGCTGGTGCGGTCGTGGGCTTCTTTGAACAGCCCTTGGATAATGCGCTGCCGGTTGAAATCGTCAGCGTTCTTGTTGCCGGTGTTGGGGAGTGGGGCGGTCTGCTCCATGATGGCCAATTGCTGCCGCACGTACGGCTCAGCCATGAACTTCTTAGCGTATTCTTCCGCAAAGGACCGCATAAAACCGCAGCGCAGGCACGCGGCGATTTCATTGTAATCTACGAAGTACTCGCGGACAAACAAGTCCCGCAGGGCCTTCTCTCGCTCGCTCATTTCGGGCATCATTGCCGCGTCAAGAACGATGTTGGTGATCATGTGGTCGGTCGCCATGCGCCGCACTCCCTTTATTGATGCCGACTCATATCGGCCTACACACGTCGGAGTATAGTATGGCCCCGGATGAAGGGGCAACATGGACAAAAAAGGCCCGCACGATGGCGGGCCTTTTTCTAGCCGATGCGGGCTTACTGCGGCGCAGGCGTGAAGTCGACGTAGTATTTCTCGCCGACCTTGAACTGACCCAGCAGCGCCGGATTGGAGATCTGGATCTGCAGAGTCGCCGAGGGAGAGAATTTGGCGAAGGTGTTGTCCTCGTCGCTGCCGTCCGCCGGGTACGACTTGGCGCAGACCGCGTTGAAGTGCAAGGTTTCGCAGGTGGCGAACTGCTCGATGCGGTTGATTTGCAGCTTTGCGCGCATATTGGTGCTCATTTGGATTGCTCCTGTTGGGGTTGAGGGGGTGTTACGGGCCATGCATCGATCAGCGTTTGGACGTCGCTTGCGTGTCCGTCAGCTGCTTTTGCCAGCGATCGATATTGTCCTGCGCAGTCTTGGAATACGGTTGCGAGGGTAGCGGTTGACGCACGGAGGGCTTCGACGGTAGCGGTGTCGGAACCGGCACGTACTTGATCGATGGCGCGCTGCAACCGGTCAGCAGACACGCCAACAGCAGCGTTGAGCGCCTTTTGAGTTGTGTCACGTTCATTGGCTTTGCTTTCTGCGTCCGAGACGCGTTGAGTTAGGACCGCGTCCAGCTTGGCCTGCGCCGTGTCGCGAACCTTGTCCAGTGTCGCCTGTTCGGCTTTGGCGCGCTTGTAGCCGATGTCCTGCTGGCCCATGCTGTACTCATGAAAGGCGTACGCGCAGCCGGCTACCACGGCACCGATGACCACAGCCTCAGCGGCCCACCGGTACGGCGCCACGGCGTCAAGCAGAGCCATGGGGCGTGTCCTTTTTCATGCCCAGCGCAGCACCCAAAGCACCCAGCAGGGCGCCAATACCGCCACCATAGGCCAGCAAGTCAAACGTGGCATGCTGCACAACCACCGCGTACGCGCTCAGCCCCAAACCCTGCAAAACGGCCGCTACGCCGATGATGCGCACCGGGCAGATCGTGTGGTTATTGGGCTCCGTGAATGCCTGCACGAAAAACGATTTGATCTGGTTCATTATTGCGCCTTTCTGGCCTTTTTCAGACCGAGCTTTTTGTACACCAGTTCTTCAAGTATGCGGATGGTTGCGTTTGCGCCCAGCCATCCACACACGCCCACAATAACGCCGGTCCATTGTGACGGCAGAGCCATCGCATTACAGGCCAGCATCATCAGCAGGCCAACAAAGCCCGCCGCCATCGCCTCGATTATTGCACGGGCGACGTTGATCTTCTCTTGTTTGTCGATAGCTCGCATGATGTGTCCCAGCAGCCCGCCCAGTGCTGCAAGCGCAGCATAGAGCAAAGCTTCAAGCCACCACCGAGTCTCTTCAGGGAGCAGTTGCATTACGGTCCTCGGTAATGGTGATGGAAATGCTGCCCGCCGTCACCAGCTTGGCGAACAGGGCCTCGAAAGCAACACGCGAGTTCCCAATGAACAGGGTTGGCCGGTCCACCGCAGAAAGCTTCGACGTACCAACAAGAATGCAGCCGTCGGTATCTGCGGCAGTGTTGCCGGGGTGGATGCGGATTCCCTCAAAGAACGGTACGTCATTGACCAGCGGCAGCTTGCGTTTGAAGCGGGCGCTGTCCGTAATGGTGACCTTGTACGTGCCTGCGGGGATGGCGGTCTTGCCGTAGATTTTGTCTTTGGCCGACTTCAGATTGCGAACGGTGTCTTCGAGCGTGTAGCACTGAAAGACGCCATCCACGAACATTTCCCCGATGGTAGTGGTCTCAGAAAATTCCTTACGGACGACGGTGAGTTTCATTGGGTTGCGCCTATACGGGGTTGCGGTATGGTGCGGAGCATAACAGAGACGTAAAAAAGGCCGCTAGTTCAGCGGCCCTGTGGAGCAAAGTAGGCGTGCGCCTACACAACGATCTTGCCGCCTGCGTTCAGGTAGCGGCGAACGTGTTCTTTGAACCAGTGCTTGAACGTGTCGTAGTCGATTTCCGCACGCGCCGGGATGAGAGCGTGCGTTTGCGGCAGTGGCAAGTCCACAATCATGACACAGCGCCACTTCTTACCGTTCTGACGGAACAGCAGCACCGGCACGCCGCCGTTCTGCTGTGCGGCTGCGGTGCATTGCTGCCACCACGTATTGATCGACAGCGCTTCCTGCCGCTTGATCTCGATGGCGAGGCCAAGCGTGCCAGTCAAGTCACTGCCGCCGACGGCCGACTGGTTCTGGTTGCGTTGCACGCTGCGCATGGTCGGGTTCTCGCAGCCGAGCTCCTGCATCGTCGTATAAATGATATAATTGAGGTCGTCTGCGATCTCGCGCTCACCGCCTGCGCCCTTTTGGCGGATATTAACCATTCTTGGCTCCCGACGCAATGTCTTTGAAGCGGCCGTCGTTGTGCACGCCGGTTTGCGGAACCTGTTGCGCTGCGATGTGCTGGTAGCTGTCAACTTCCATGCTGCGCATGACCGCTTGCAGATCGTCTGCGCGCTTCTGGTGAGCTTGCACGAGGTCGAAGCCCTGCGCGGCGGCAGCTTCATTGCGATCCAGGACCATTGGCGCGAAGTTCTTGATCTTGTACAGCAACGCTCGTGCCGGAATGCGCGGGTCTGTGTAAGTATGCACGCTACCGTCTTCTACGCTTGCGATGAACTTGGCAGCTTCCATCAACAGGCCAACGCCCGGGTCCACCTTTACGCCGACGGACAGTGTAACAATGTCTTCCTTCTTCGGCGCATGCTGCGGGTACAGCACGCCGACGTTGCAGTCCTCGGCGTGCATCTGCAGAGAACGGTTGACGCTGTCGACGGCTTCGCGCAGGTCACGTTCCTGGTCTTTGGCGCCGCGCCCGCCTGCGCACAGCAGCTTCTTGACCGCGTGCTGAACACACGGGTCAGTAACGTTGAACAGTTGCAGCACGCGGTAGACGTCAATTTCGCTCAGGTGGCGCACGTCCTTGTAATAGTGCGAGTGTTTGTCTTTCATTTCATGAACCTTACACGGTTGGCTTTCGATTTAAGGATGAAGCAGAGCACCACAGCGGCGAACAGGAACGCCACCATGGCGACGCACACGGCGATGACCACACCAAGCGCCAGTGCGGCCAGCTTCGCGGTGAACACCAGCGCACGGCCGACCAGCACGACGGGCGCGGTCTCGTACACCCAAAGCACGTCCACCAGCATCAGGCCAACGCCTAGGATGTAGTATGGCAAGCCGTCACTGAGCAGGAACTCGCTCATGGGTTGACCATGTTTATCTGAACCTTGTCGCCGCGCTGCACGTTATTCCGGCGTGCCCAGCTCTTTGCCAGCGAGAAGCCGTAAAGTGCCTCACGGAACTCGGTTGCGACGGCGCACATAGTTGCATCGTTATTTCCGGTGCCGTTGAAAACGCACCATTGCCCGTTGCTGTAGCGTGCGCGGGGCTTAGCCGCACGCGGTCTGATTTGGTCTGCCATGTTGTCCTCCGGTTGGTTGAATAGGGTCACTGAACGCGACCCGTTATTGTACCGGTTACAGGTACGGATTCAGGCCAGTGATTTCTTGGTAGCGGTCCAGAAACTCTGCCTGTGCCTGCGCAGGGGACCACGGCACCAGATTAACCGGAACCAGTTCCACGAAAGCCAGGATGTCCCAGTTCATTGCCTCGCGCGGCATGAACTTCTTTGCTTCGGTTGCCAGCATGCGCAGGTCCGCCGCCTTGACGCTGCTCGGCAGTTCTGCCGGCAGGCCAAATCGGGCAAACACGACAGCTTCGACGCGCGCCTCAATGGCCTTGTAGTCCGGCAGCAGTTGCTTGAGCGGCGTGGACACGTCACCAATAAAGGCTTCGGCCGCGTCGTGCATCAGGGCAGCAAGGCGGTCTTCTTTGGGGACAAGGTGGCTGCACATAACGCTGTGCTGCGCCACGCTGTAGAACTGCCGGGTGTGGCCAGTAAAACGGCAGATCTTGGACAGTGCCGACGCAATGTCGAGCAGCTTGAACTTACTTGTCTCTGGTTCGAGGAAGTTGAACTCGCAACCGCTGGACATCAGAATCACTGGCGGGATTTTCACTTGGTATCTCCACAATAACATCAATGACACGGGTCAACTGGACCCGCACGGGTACTGCATTAGGGTACATCCGGTGCACAACCACCAAAGCCGAATCGTGAATTGGATTGTCATCGTTGAACACGGTGCATTCGTAGATGTCAGTCGTCTGCTTGATGTGAGCTTCAATGATTGTGCGGTTTGCGCCGGGGAAGCGCACCCGGATGTAAAGAAGTGGACGGATAGGGTCACCCGTTACGCCCTGATCGGAAATGAGGACGTAGCCGTGAACGATGCGGGCCATGGCTTAGCAGAGCGAGGGCTGCTGCCCGTCACGTAGAATTTTGATCTCGCGGGTGATCTCGATTTCCACTTCGGTCAGCTCGCCGAACTCGCGCTCGGCCATGCGCTTGACGTCCATCTGGTACAGGCCCCTGACCACAGTGGCGCAGTGGATGTCGGGCGTCTCCTGCACGAATTCGCGGGTGCCGACGTGGTTGCGCACTTGGAACGTGCGCACGAACTTGCCCGATGGCGTTTTGTACACGATGCCGTTACTTACTTGACTCATTTCATCCTCCGATTGGTTGAGTGCAACTTGCATGCAGGGTTGTCCGGTCCTCTGCGCGAGGCGCCCGTCAAAGCGTTTGAGGTGTTGACGCACCCTATCCAGACGCCCCTGTATGCAAGCTGTGGGTGAACAGGCGGGCGCTTTAAGGCTTCTATCGCGTGATCCCGGTTGCCCCCAGCTTAAAGGGCCTGTTCGAGGGCGTCTCCCATTCCTTTCGGACTGTTGTGGCGCACCTTTACTACAATTCTGTTCGTTTGTGCGTTGCGTACGGTGTATGTTGCCTGTCATGCCCCGCGCCGTAACGGGAGTCCCAATCCTGGGCCGGTTCAGCCCCGGCACCTCGCATTGCTGTGTGGTGCGAGGGCGGTCCGGCTTACTCTTGGGCTGCTTTGTGCTTGGCAGCATTATGCACAGTGATTTTCCATCCATGCAAGCGGATGCGTTAACTGGATTGCCGGCACTGCGCCGGATGGGTGTTGCCGATGCACAGCGCTGGCGACGCCGGCTCGCGCACAGCCCCGCCACGGCCCGATCGGCACGGGCTCAGGGGCAGGGTGGCAGCGAGCCGCTTGCGCGGCGTGTAGGGCCTAGCGTACGGCGCGCAAGTGCGGCCGGGGCATGTGGATCAGCGGAGTGGCGGCGAACTTGCTGGCCTGTACGCCGTCAGCCTTGCGTTCCCAGATTTTGATGTCGCCGGTTGCCGGGCTGCGCAACACTTGAGCATGCAAGCGGTCGGCGTCTGCCGCGTCGTAGACCTCGACGTAGTCTGCCTTGTTGCGGTTGCGGCGCATGTGGGTGATGGCCTGCCCAACGGCGCGGTCGATGTCCTTCGACGAGTTGAGGCGTACAACCTTGCCGTTGCGCCAGTATGCAGTCTTGATGTTCAGAATGGGTTCCACAATTTCTCCTTGGTAGGGTTGGCCCGTAATGGTCCGGGTAAAGATTAGTTACCGATGGCGGTGCGCTTTGGTACAGTGCCGCCGACTTGCTGATTGAGGCCGATGGTTTTACCGTGTTCCTTGCCGTCGTAGAACGCATTAGCTTGCAGGTTGCCCCCTTGCCGGTATTTCTTAGTCTGCACGCGATCGCCGTACAGGTTGGCCACAACAAGCGCGTTCGCCTCCTCTTCCGACTTGTACAGGTTGGCCAGCGCGAGCGCAGTGGTCTTGACGCCAGCGAAGTCAGCCGACGTTTCCTTGGCAACCTCGTCCATACCATATTCGGTCTCGGCTCTGGCAGTGGTGAACTTGTCTGCCTGTGCAACCTTGGCCGCTTTCTCCTCACCGATGCGCACGCACAAGGTACGGGTCGCGCCAACGCAGAAGCTGCGGCCCTCGGGCGTGGTTGGCGTACGGTAGCGCTTGGTTGCCTCACGCTTAATGGATTTGATCAGGTACTCCGACATGCCCATGGCCGTGATGACGTTGCTTTGCCGGCCGATAAAGTGATGGTTGGTCTTGCCGCTAGTGCCCGTGCTGCTGTAGAGGTATTTGCAGAAGAACAGGTCGGCAATGTCGCCGCAGATGTCTCGGATCCAACGGTCCCCGCTGATGGTGACTTTTTGTTCCTCGCGCGCCTCGTCGTTCTGCTCAGGCGGCAGCTCAGCCAACGACAGGTTGTACTTCTGCATCAGGGTGTTAGCGTGGTGCAGCGCGGCAGCACGTTCGCCTTCGGTTGCCCCGGCATTGTTGGCGAGGTTCATCAGCTTGCGGAAGCGGGCAAGCACGCGGTTGGATACGTCGGACATACAATTTCTCCTGTGGTTAGGGTGTTGCCGTAGCACATGCTGCGGACTGGCTTAATGTAACAGAACGTTCTACGCTTGTGTAGATTTTTTAGATTTTTTGTACGGATTCTCGTACTTGCAGAGGCGCGGCACCACCGGCAGCACCAGCTTCGGCGACATGCTGCCGGTGTAGTAGCGCACGCTGCCACCCTTAGTGATGAAGAAGCCCGCCCAGTGGTGTGTATCGAACCAGCGCAGGTCGTTGTTATTGGAGCAGAACACGTACACCTCGCCGTTCTCGCGCTGCTCAACGATGTGAAAGTCGAAGCGCCCGGTGCTGGTGCGGTCTTGGTAATACTTGACAATCAGATTGGTAATCGTGTCAATGCGCTGAACTTGTTTGGCGGTGAGTTGCATGTGTGCCTCCGTGCGTTAGATGTGCTTATAGTGGAGGAAACTTCTGAACTGTGCAAGCACTATTTGCGCAAACAACAACGGCCCCGAAGGGCCGCAGGTGACCACAGTGCGTGGCGCTAGGCCGGTCGGCACAGGTTGCGTCTGTGTATGATGCCTTGTGCGGCAGGTTCACCGCATGCGCACGTCAGGTGATACGTACTCGGGCGCGCAGGGCGCGTGAAGTCAAGCACTTCGTGCGCGTGCGCCATGCAGTTATGATGGAAGTTCAGGGCGTCGCACACAAGCTGCGCGTCATCCTCCGTGTAGCTGCGCGAAACTGGCGCCTCGGACACACGCGTATCCACGATGTCGTATACGTCACGTTTGATCTCGCGGTCGTGCCCGAATAGAACCTCATACGGCCCCGTTACCATCTCCTTAACCCTGCTCATTCTTGACCTCCGCTGAGCAGTCTTGTTCAGCCGTGCCGGGCACGCTGTCGTTCAGCACCTGTACGGCGGACAGATGCAGGTTTGCTTGCTGCCGGGCGTGGTCCGCAATGGCTGTGAACGTGTCCCGCTTGGCCGGGTAATCCGAACCCATGTTGATTGCAAGCGTTTCAAATTTAATCTGTTCAGCGCGGTTGACCAGCATCTGCCGCCAATGCCACATGCGCAGCGCCTTCAACGTCTTGGGCTGGCCGTTGACCCAATCCATCCGAGTGATACTCATTTCACCTCCAAATAGGGTATGCCCGCACATGCGGGCTTGTGCATTGTACAACTGGTTAGGCAACAACAGGCGGACGCGAACGCAGCGGGTCGCAGATGAAGTCGACCAGCTCCACCACGCTGAACGGGCGGTCGAAGACTGCCATGCCGAATTCAGTCTGGATGTAGGTCTTGTTGCCGGATACGCTTGCGGTGCGCGTGGTGCGCTGGTCGGCCGTGACGACCGTTGCAGTGGCTTTGTTCAATTTCACTCTCCTAGAGGTATTCGCCCGCACCATGCGGGCATTTGCAGTGTACAGGCTTCTGGTTCAGCGTTGCGGCATGATGTCAGTTACAACCGGACGCACACCAGTTGCAATCTGACATCCCGGGAACAACCCTTGCAAGGTGAACACCATGCGCAAGTAATCACTGGATTCTTCGGCGTTATCGCAGAGCCATTCGGCCGTAGCGCGCTCGCACGCCGTGGCCAGCACCAGCGTCGCAACGTTGATGAATTTGGTAGGGCTGCGGCGGTCGGGTAGGGCAGCGGTAATGATTACTTGGAACACAATTTCACCTTTTGGATGGGTTAGAACTGAGCCTTAGCCATGCGGCGGGCGGCAGCATGGCGTTCAGCTTTCTGAGCCTGCTGCGCAGCATAGTGGACTTCGAACTGTTCTTGGGACATAGCAGTAACTTTGTTGATGTGCCGCACAATGGCCGGGTTATTGCGACCTGCGGCAATGTACGGGGCAAGGAGGGCTTGCAAATCTTCGAGAAACTGAACTTTGGTCATTTACTTACCCCGCTTGGTTGCTGGATGTGTTTAATGTAACCGAACACATCCAGCTCTGCAAGCATTATTTAGACGCACCGCAGCCGGGGCAAGTGTTGAACCGAGTAACACCGAGGTCGTATGCACATGTGCACTCAGCTTGCACGGCCGTGGTTGTTGCAGAGGACACGACTTGTAACGTGCGGAACTCATACACACCTTTCCATTTCGGCATACGCTGCAATGCCGCGACGCCGTCTGCATCCGTAGGGTTCCACGGACCACCGAGCCTGTTGCGCATCTGGTAGACCAATTCCCCGTCCTTCTGGCTGACTGCTGGCAATGCGATCAGATCGCGCAGCTTCTGCACCGCCTGCGTCTGGTCGGTGGCGCCCAGCATGTCCCACAACGTCTGTAGGGCGCCGGTAGCGGCCTGCGCAGCCTGCCCGTCGCTGGTGTAGCCCTGCGCCCAGTGTGGTCGCAGCTTCTCGAGGTGCTGCACATGCGCCGCCAGCCGGGCAATCTCCGGGTGCTGTTCGCCGGGTGCTGGAATTGGGATGGCGTGCACCACTTCGTCCGCCCGCTCGAGCGCGGTGACCACAGCATCCACCGCTTGTGCGGGCACCAGCAGGGCGGCGTTGACGCTAAATATCGGTTCCATCTGGTTCGGCGTGTAGACGTGCCAGCCGTCGTAGATCTCGCCTTTGTCGTTCTGAATGATGTACATACGTTACTCCCCTAAGCGGATTTCGGATTCGTTGGCTTGGCACAGCCCGTCACCGAAGTTGATCAGGTAGGCGGGCTCACGGTCGCCAGCCTCCGGCACGTAGCGCACATGTTCGATGATGCCGTTGCTGCGCAACTGATTGTCCACGCACCATGCGCATTCCACGCGCTGTCCTTGCTTGTACTTGAACGTTTCTGCCTCGTACCGCTTTCGGGCCTCGCGTTGCAGCATGCCGGTCAGGCCGACCAGCCCTTGCGCGGTGCCAAGCGAGTGCATGTCAACGTCCTTGCCGTCGATGAACCCGTCATACATGCCGCGCACGTTGTTCCACTTGATGGCCAGACGCCGGCCAAGGTATTCCATGACGGCGTTGCCGTCATCGTCTTGTTGCCATACGCCGAGAACGGGGTGAGGTTGTTGGGACATGTCAATTCTCCTAAATGATGGCGCCCTTGCGGGCGCTTGGCTACATTTTAGCGGTTAATGTGGCTGGAGCTGACGTACAGCGGGTTGGATTCCCAGCACTTGGTCGAGCCTGCCGGAATGCGCTGCGGTGCGTCGAGGCAACCCGCCATCTCGTACATGAAGCCATCGTCAGTGTTGTCGAACAGGTTGTCGTCAATGTTGCCCCAAGCGACGATACGCTGTGCAGTGTTGGCAGTGCCGAGGTTGTTGGCGTAAGTAAAGTGTCCGAAGTGAATGTGAGCCATGACTCATTTCTCCTAGTGTTGAGGGTTGGCCCCTTGCGGGTTGGTTGTGCTGCGTATGAATGTAACTATACGTGAACACATCCAGTGACGCAAGCACTTTATCCAGATTCTTTGAATTAATTTGTAACAGCGTGGTGGAGCGGACGGGACTACGTAGTTACCCGCACCCTGCCGCCTCGCGGAACAGCAGGTAGTTTGACGGTTCTCTACCGCCCCGACGACTTAGGGCGCCGAAGCGCCCCCTGTTGACCACATGCAACCTATAACAGTGTGACTAGCATCTGTACACGTACCGTTGCGACGTCCTTGTAGTGCTGCCGCCAGTGCTCGACAGCGAACAGACGAATGACGTGGTACTTTCCGGACCTTTCGTCAAGCATAATATTCACGTCTTCACGTATGTTTTGCGCGTACTGAACGGCTTCGTCGTAAGTCATGGTTATCTCCGTGGTTGCTTGTTACTTCTTGGCGCCGGTATCTTCGCGCTTCAGCACAGCGGCGCCCAGTTCGGTGAGGCTGACGGCGTGGTCCTTGGTGCCGTAGTCCTGCGACTGCACGAGGCCCTTGCGCATGGCGCTTGCGTACGTGCCCGAACCTTGCTGCTTGGTAGCGAACGGGTTGACGCAAGGCACGGCCATCTCGACCGGGTCAACCTTGAGCTCTTTTGCGGCGCTGCGAATCGCTTGCAGCAGGGTCAGTTCGTTGACGGTAACTTTGACTTCGTTTGCTGCTGCTTTGGTGGCTGCGGTGACGGTGGACATGGCTGGCTCCTTGACGTTGTTTGGGTTAGGTTGCTTGCGTTTGCTGATGTACGTATTGTGGACTGACAGTTCAAAGACTGCAAGCCTATAAGCGATCTATTTGCTGATCGCTAACGAATTTATTTCTATCGGAGCGATGGGTGAAACCTATCACCTCACTACCCTATGAGCATAGTGGTGACCACATGGTACGGCGCCTAGTTGCGGCCGGTTCGCTGCCGCGCTCGCTTGTCAGTGAAGTGATGGCGTCACTACTGTGAATGCATACAGTGTTAATGCGCTGCCATAGGGCATTAACAAGTTCGGTTAATGCAATGTTTACGCAAAATTTTGAAAAAGCCCTTATAAAACAAGTACTTATAGCACTATATACACACTACATTAACAATTAACATATGAATATCGGTGTGTGTGGTTTTTCTTTTATATATTTCGCACACACAGGTATATAGGCGTTTATGTTAATTTCTGTCGGTGCTGGCACCAATGTTAATTTCATTTATACCCCACCATTTTTATAATTAACCTGCACCACCCCTTTTCGGTGCTTTATCGGGTGTTATGTGGTGCCCGGTGCAACATTCGCTAGTCTTTGTTTTATTCACTGCACAGAATAACCTAAAATACACCTATGCATAAACCTAATTAACACAACCCACTTTTAAAGGTTCTTCACCATGGCACAAATCAACTTCGACGCAGCACAGTACGACCCGGCCGGTATGCCTGCCACTTTACCCACCGCGCAGGACGATCCGTTCCCACCAAACTGCGGCCTGTCAGCTGACCAAAAGAGTCTGCTGGGCACCACCAGCGCATACCCCGGCCTCGGTTTGCTGGACACTCCAGACAAGGTTATTCGGCACTGGGAGTTGCTAAACGCAGAGCGTGCGCAGCGCAAGGCTATCGAAGACGCTGACCGTGCCAAGGCTGAGCGGTACGACCCGGTTAAAAGCGCTGCACGCATGGAGCGCAAGCAGGCGCATGAACGCGCAGTGTTTGAAGCTAACCAAGCGTGGCGCACGGCTGTTGCCGAACGTACGCGTGTGGTTACTGAATGTGATGCCAAGGTGGCGGCAGCGCGCGCTGAATACCAACGCATCAAAGCTCAAGGCTATTAAAATGGACGCCTTACGTCTCGTATATAGGTGTCGTGCGTGCACGAACACGTTCACTAAACCTGTGCGCCTTAACCTTGACCAGTCAGAAGGCGATTTTCTGGTAATGGTGGCTCGTGCACAGCACGCGCTTGCGTTCCACAAGTGCGGTTACGCTGGCGCCGGTAGCGTCCGCGTTGGCTTGGGCGATCTCATTGGCTTACGTGATCACGTGGAGTAGAACATGGACATCATTTATGGCGTGTGGGCCTGCGCTGTTGCCGGATGCTTTATCTGGATTCTGTGGAAGGCTAAATAATGACTAAGCTTCAACAACTGGCGCTCAAGCGCAACGGCATCCTGTGTCAATTGGACGCGTCACATAAGCTTATCGACGCTGCGCTTATGATGGGTACTGCTGACGTCGAGCACTTGCAACGGCACGCGCACAACCTGCTGACCGAGTACCACACGGTAACGCGTGAATACACGGCCGAGATGTTCAATACGATCCGAGGTGGCAAATGAAGATGCGTACACGAGCCTGTCGGCGCAAGTGGGCACCACACGTTATGCGGCTGGTCGTTGACTTTGAAAGCGACGTTCGGTCGCTCCTGTATCCCGGCCAAGCGTTGTCCATGTTCGAAGGTTGGCCTCCGCAATGGTTTGGCCGCATAACACGCAAGCCTGTGCCGGTTATCATCGTCTCCAACCCTACCGGGCCTAGCTGGGTGCTGGAGCGCTTTAAGGAATACTGCAACAAAGACGTGTTGTGACTGTTTAACCGCACGTACATAATAGCGCTTTGCCCTAACCACAGTGAGCCACCAATGAACAATCCAACGACTAACCGGTGCGGCGATTGCATTCGCTGCCTCACCGATGGCCCGTGCCTAAAGGCACCAGAAAGCGTTGTTGACCTGCCGCCCCACATGGCCGAAGTGATGGCACAGCACGCTTGCGGTTGCCGCGTCGGCATTGAAGCGTGTTTCTCGCCCCTGCACCCTGCCGCTGACAAAGCCGGCCCTGTTGGCGCTTGCGGTTTCCCGCTGGGCACCGTGCACAAGTGCGGCGATCCGACCAACGGCTGGCGCAGCGCTATTCAGGAGCTTCTCAACCCGGAGCCTACCACCGCTCAGGAGCGCTTTGACGCCCTGTACATCTCCAGCCTCGAGATTGGCGAACGCCTTGGCGTCAGCCGCCCGGCCGTTATGCACGCCCGCCGCCGTGGTGTGTTGCCCGAACCTGTGTGCGTCAACGACGGCCAGATCTACATCTGGGAGCGCAAAGAAGTTGAGCCGTACCTCAAGGCATGGGAGACGTCAGTGAAGTTGCGTCGCGGCGAAACTGTCGTTATCCCGCTGGGCACCAGCAACCCGTTCCTGGAACCGAAGAGGTTGGACGAATGAGATTCCAATTGCAGACAATCATGGGGTACAACCCCGAAGCCGGCATCTACGGTGATTGCTACCGCACCTGTATTGCAATCCTGCTGGGCATGGATGCCCTGGACGTGCCGCACTTTGTTCAGGACAGTATTCTTGCAGGCCACCACAACGAAGGCGAGCACACCCGCATTGCTGTTCTGGCTTGGCTGAAGTCGCGCGGCCTTACAATGACCGTGAACACGTTTGCGGCCAATCAGGGTTACACGACTGAGTGTATTAAGCTGGCAACTGGCGGCCTGCCGTTCCTGCTGACAGTGCAGAGCCCGCGTTACGACTGCTGCCACTGTGTTGTCGCCAAGGTCGGTGAATACGGTCTCGAAGTTCTGTGGTGCCCAACCGTTGGCGGCCCCGTCACCCCTAAGCCGTACTACTGCAAGGACAACGGGTTCGATGTGTACAACGTCGAGACCATCTTTGCCATTCCGGAGTCACTCAAATGAGCGCCCATTCCGTACACGACCGCTTCCAACTACGGGAACTCCTTCCTGTGTACATCGAAGTCCAGGACACGCACACGCTTGGCCGCGAGCCCGGCACGTACGCTGTCAAGGCAACGTGCACCGACAAGGCCAGCGCGGTACTGATCCGCGACCTGCTCAACAACTTTTACAAGGGCAACCAATGACTAACCCACCGGAAAGCGTGCTGACTGACTTCTACAACCTGTTCTGCGGCAAGGTGCTTGGCGAAGGCGCTGCCCGCAAGGTGTACGAACACAACTTCGACGGTAAGGTTGTTATCAAAGTTGAGACGGGTGACTACAGCTTCCAGAACATTACCGAATGGCAGACGTGGGAGCGCGTCAAGCACACAGACCTTGCGCAGTACTTCGCGCCATGTGTGGCCATCAGCCCTAACGGCCGCGTGCTGGTGCAGCGTCGCACTAGCCGGCCAACCTATTACCCTGACAAGGTGCCGGCGTTCTTTACCGACCTCAAGCTGGACAACTTTGGTGTGCTCACTAACGGGAACGTGTTCGTTGACGACGTGTTCGATGTGCGCAATCCAAAGGGTGCGTTTGTGTGCCACGATTACGGCATGCATATGATGCTGGAAAAGGGCATGACCAAGCGCATGCGTAAAGCGGAGTGGTGGACGCTGTAACACGGAGCAACAATGAATCCAACTTGGGACAACATTCCAGAAGAACTAAAGTGGGCGCGGCAATGGCTGCTGGCCATGCCCAACGAAGAAGGTGAACTTAAAGTCCCTGCGCGTCTTCACAATGGCCACATTAAGCCGGCCAGCAACACGGACCCGTCGCAGTGGTATGACTTCGAGACCGCTTGCGAACTGGCGTCCGCGTACGGCCTTGGTATCGGCTACGTGCTGACCGCGGATGACGCATATGCGTGCATCGACATGGACGTTAAGAACCAGTTCAACGCCCCTAACGAGCCACACCTGTGGACCACGCAAGCGCAGATTGACCGCTTCTGGCGCATCGCCTGCGCGTTCGACAGCTACACGGAAAAGTCGCGCAGTATGCAGGGCCTGCACATATGGGTGCGCGGTAAGATTGGCGAGGGTTGCAAGTACGACGGTGTGGAAGTGTATTCCCAGGAACGCTTCATTGTGTGTACTGGCGTTGTCGTGTTGGACAAGCCCATCGACTACCGGCAGGAGTATCTGGATTCGCTGGTGGCAGAGATCCGCATGCGCCAAGGCGCCAACAAGGGCGGCCAACTGGAGCTTGTGGAGCTCGACGAAGTGGACACGGACGAGGAAGTGTTTGAGCGCGCCATGAACGCAGCCAATGGCGAAAAGTTCAATGCACTGTGCGCATGCACGTCGGATAGCAAGCCCAAGGCGCGCGACGGTTCATATCGTGCTATGGGCTACGAGTCGCAGTCGGACGCGGACCTTGCGCTCATGTCCATCTTCACGTTCTACAGCAAGTCAAACGAACAATGCCGGCGCCTGTTCCGCATGACCGGGCTGGGCAAGCGCGACAAGGCGCAAAAGGACGACCGCTACCTGAACTTGACGCTGCGCCTTATTCGCAGCCGGCAGGCACGCGAGGCGGCAATGGATGAACAATCCAAAGCCATGGCGGCGTCGTTGGTGCAGGAGCTGCAACAACAGGCCATAGCGGCGAACGCGGCTCCTGTGGGCGACATACCCCAGCCCGTAACCGCAAGCGCCGCTGTGGGGCCGCAGCCGCCTGCCACGGGCATTGATTGGCCCCCCGGCTTGGCTGGCGCTATCTCATGGCATATATACCAGTCGGCGCCGCGTCCGGTTAAAGAGGTCGCTATCGTGTCCGCGCTGGGATTCTTGGCCGGCGTGTGCGGCAAGGCGTACCAGATACCGGGCTCAGGTCTCAACCTGTATATTGTGCTGGTCGCGCGGTCGGCAATTGGTAAGGAAGCCATGCACAGCGGTATCGGTGGCATCCTTGCTGAGCTGCGGGAGTCGATCCCGCCTGTGCAGCGCTTCGTTGACTTCACGGATTTCGTGTCTGGCCCTGCGCTGCAAAAGGCTTGCGCGTCGAACTTGTCGTTTGTCAACGTGTCGGGCGAGTTTGGTAAAAAACTGGAGCGCTTGGCGCGCGAGGATGGCCGAGACGCCGCAATGCATTCCCTGCGCACGGTAATGACCAACCTGTACCAGAAGTCCGGACCTACGTCTGTTGTTGCCGGCTTAGGTTATTCAGACAAGGATAAAAACGTCGCGTCCGTGTCTGGCGTTGCGTACAGCATGATTGGCGAGACGACGCCTAAGACCTTCTTTAACTCCCTGACCGAAACGATGATGGAAGACGGCTTCCTTTCGCGTTTCACAATCATTGAGTACGCCGGTGAGCGGCCAGATCCGAATCCGAATCCGATTACACGCATGGACCAAGGGCTGGCACAAGCGTTGCACCAGCTTGTTGTGCAGGCTATTACTATTCTGGACAGAACTAACAAAAGTGATGTTCAGTTTGAAGCGCAGGCTTGGCAGACGTTGGACGAGTTCAACAAGTTCTGCGACGGCAACATTCGTGCGGCAGGTGACGACGAAAGTCAACGCCAGATGTGGAACCGCGCACACCTCAAGGCTATGCGCATTGCCGGCCTGTTGGCCGTGGCCGACAACCATTTAGTTCCCGTGGTGTACCCTCAGCATGTGTCTTGGGCCATTGATCTGATTAGCCGCGACATTGCCATGTTCCAGCGCAGGTTGGACGAGGGTGACATCGGTACAGGCGACGCTGTGTGCGAGACGAAACTGATGGCCACAGTTAAGGAGTACCTTGAGAGCGGTGTTCCTGACAGTTACAAAATACCTGACGCGTTGCGCAAGGCCGGCATCATACCGCGCAAGGTGCTCCAGATTAAGCTGGCCCGCGTTACGGCGTTCTCGAACCACCGCAACGGCGCAACGTTCGCCATGGATGCCACCCTGCGCAGCCTGTGCGACAGCGGTTACTTGGCTGAATGCGATCGTGCTAAGTTGGCCGCTGAACACAATTTCCACGGTAAGGCTTACCGTGTGATGTCGCTTCCCGCAAGCCGGGGTAGGCGCAACAACAGTCCGTAATTATTTGTGTTACGGACACTTGCAGTTAAGCTATATTAACTGGGCGCAACGCAAAAACGCCGCGCCTTTTACTAACAACAACCCGCATTTACTAGGAGATCCTGATAATGCAAGCTAACAACCAAGTCCAGCCCGCGTTCGTCGCATACCAGCAGATGGTGGAAAACCTGTTCAAAAAGCTCGAGACCGACGAGCTCACCCTGCACCACGCGACGACCGGAATGGCCGGCGAGACGGCGGAAATTCTGGACCTGTTCCGTCTGTGGCGCAACAAGCCGTTGCATACGCTGGCAGGCGCGGACCTGGACAACTTCGCGCTGGAGCTCGGCGACTGGCGCTTCTACACGCAGAAGGTCTGGAACATCTACGGTTGGGAATACGACAGCTTTGTTCTGCCGATGCCGGGCAGCACTGGCGGGCTGACGTTCGCTGTAGAAAACGTGATTATCCACAGCGGCGCAATCCTCGACCTGTCGAAAAAGGCTTGGATCTACGGCAAGGAAGTTGACGCACGTGACCTGCTGGAGCAAATGGAAGGCGCCATGGCCGCATATCAGGACGTGCTGTTCTTCATGGGCTTCTCTGACGACCACATCTGCAAGCGCAACGCGGAAAAGCTGGCCATCCGCTTCCCTGACGGCGTGTACAGCAACGCTGACGCCATTGCCCGCGCTGACAAGGCGGACGAATTCCAGCCGGGAACTGTGGCCGACAAGATCATCTCGATTGCCGACGCGCTGTCCGGCGGCGCGTCGGCCTAATGGCTACGGTGCGCGCCTGCTAACACGGGCGCGCGTTTTCAACAAGGAGTGTTTATGACGCTGATTCCTGAACCAGAAGTGAACCTCGGAACCGTTGCGGAATGGTTCCGTAAAAAGAAGGACCTCATTGCCCTGCAAGCGTCCGAAATGCTGCTGCGCAAGCGCATCTTTACGCACTTTTTCAAGGCGCCGAAAGAAGGCAGCGGCAACTGGTACACGCTGGACGACGGCTACCGCCTGAACGGCGTTCACAAGATTAACCGCTCGGTGGACGAGCCGGTCATGCGTGCCATGTGGGACGATCTGTGCAAGCAAGGTGTGCCAATGAACAACCTGATCCGCATGAAGCCCGAGCTCAATACCAAGGCGTACCGCGAGCTGACCGAGGAACAGCGCAAGCTGTTTGACCAGTGCTTGACTATCAAAGATGGCTCGCCGGAGCTTGACATCAAACCGCCGAAAGCGGCGAAGTAAAGATGGCAAGTGTGACCATTATCGCCGACGCTTCTTGGTGCCCTAATACGCACGTTGGCGGTTATGGCTTCTGGATTGCGTCGGATCGCGGCAAGCAAGGCGGCAGCGGCGCATTCCGTACCTCTGTGGTTAGCAGCACTGCGGCCGAGATGATGGCCCTTGTCAACGCCCTGCACCAAGCGTGCAAAAGCAATCTTGTACAGCCGGGCGACAGGGTGCTGTTGCAAACGGACTGCCAAGACGCTATCCGTTTGTTTAGCGGGCAGGCGCCAAAGTACAACGAGCGCAAGCCTGAAGAAGTTGTTCTAGTGCGGTACATGACAGATCTGATAGACAAAGCGCAGGTTGCCGTAGCCTACAGACACGTCAAGGGGCATACGGACGGGAAGCAACCCCGCCTGTATATCAACAACAAGTGTGATGAGTTTGCCAAGCGCGCCATGCGCCGCGCCCGTCACGAATTTTATCTTAATAACAAGGAATCCAAATGAAACAGAAACATATGTTGTCGCTGCTGCAGACCGGCTATACGACCGTCAACGTGTACTTCGCTGACCACAATGGTGTGGAAGCTGCTGTTCCTAAGGCGCGTGGTGCAGCCCCGGCACCGTGGGCCGAGGATACTCGAGTTTGGAATCCGAATATGCAGGCGCAAACGCCGACTCCACGGACTTACACGTACAAGACCAAAGACCGCGATCTCAAGCCGGGTGACCGTGTCATTGTGGAAAGCCAGAACAGCCACACCGGTCTGACGATCGCCGTGGTGCACCGTTTGGACGAAACCCCGCGCATTGACGTGGACGCGGACTTCGACTACAAGTGGATTGTCCAGCGCGTGGATATGGCGCCGTACAACGCCATCCTGGAAGCCGAAGCCAAGTTCAACGATACCCTGCAAGAAGTTGAGCGTACGCACCAGCGCGAAATCCTGCTCAGCAAGATGACCGAGCACTTGCCGCCCAACAGCCAAGCCCGCACCTTGTTCGACGCGGCAGTGGCGAGCTTCTCGGCCGCATTCGGCGCACAGCCGGCGATCGCTGCCCCGGTGGCACCTGCACCGCAGCCGGAGCCGGTTCGGCCGTACGTCGACGCTCAAGCGGCCGGCGTATGTGAGCAGGCGATCCCCGGCATCGCCTGCAAATGACAACCGGGGACCGTATCAAAGA